ATGCAGATAATCTAAATGGTTTAAAAGATATATCAGAAACTATCTCGGGTTTGACCTCCTCGTTAGAAGGATTGTCCGATGTGGATTTTGGAGATGTAAAGGATTCAGTAAAAGATTTAGGTAAAACACTCGGTTTCACCATTCCTATGTTAGAAGCTGCCAAAAAGGGCGGTAAGTTTGGTCAAGAAATATTTGATGGTTATCCAAGTCTAGATTTTGGTTCAGGACTAGACTCATTTTCGGCAGAAGATATAAAGAAAATTAGTGTGGTGTCATCCATAGCTAAACCAGTCCCCACACAAGCGCCAAGGATGAAAGAAGGTGCTGATACCGCCAGTCAAATTGCCGCAAATAAAACTGGAGGAAACGCAATATTTGCACCCTCCAATAATTCCACAAACAACACTAATAACAATAGTACTAGTTTTGTGAGTAATGCCCTATCTTCACACGATTCTTATGACCCATTCATGGGAACAAGAACTGCATAAAAAAGGGACTCTTTCGAGTCCCTCTTCGTAACACATAACACCGAAAATTAATCTTCAGCGGCCATCTTAGCAAAGTAAGATAAAGTGTCTTCCTCATCAGAGGCAGACTTAATCTCTGGTGTGGGTGCTTCAACAATGGTAGGTTCTCCTACTGCTTTAAGAGGAACAGACTGAGCAGATTGACTCAAAGCTTCATTCTTAACTGTCGAACCAACACCAGTAGATAGTCCAAGAACCATCTCTAGTTTCTGCTTGAGTTCATCATAAGACTTGTATTGGTTAGGATCTGCATACTCTGATATTTCGTGTATAGAGTTGTACGCAGTTTCCAACGCAGTCTCATCACCTTCAAGTAGAGCGGAAGGTGCTTTGAACTCAGACTTGTCATAGTTGCGGTATCCAGCAACGTTTCTAATCTTAAGTTGGAAGTCAGCACCACTCCAAAGGTCGAATGGGTTTACTGGAGTCTCGCCAGGAAATTCTGGTTGCATAAGATCCATAATCTTATCGAAGATCTTCTTACCATACTGGTACATGAAGACCTTTCCGTTGTTAGACGGATTTGATGGATCATTCAACACTAAGATGTTAGACACATAGTGTAGGCGACGCTTCTGTCTGCGAGCGGTTTCTTTATCTTCTTCGATACCGCTATTCCATAAACGAGAGTTTAACTCACCTACTGGATCATTCTGTCCAATACTGGTAAGAGACTTTTCAATGTACCACTTTCCGGTTGGGCCTTTAAACCCATGATCCCAGTATCTTTGCCAAGGGAGGTCTTGACCTTCCATTGCAGGCAAGAAACGGACGACAGCATAACCATTGCCAGACTCATCTACAGTAGGCTTCCAGATGCGATCATCTTGGTACTTGTTGGTTTGTTGATTTGTGCCAGACGCTTCTGTTGCTGCGTTGACAAGTTTTGAGATGTCCATAGACTTGGACTTTAATGTTGCAAAAGACATATATATTTCCTTAGTATTAACAGTGTATTAAATTGTATTGTGGTTTATTATACCACACATCGTATGTTTTGTAAACTATTATTTGGCGTTTACTACTATATTTATACATCTAATGTATTCATCTTTGGCAAGAAATTCAAAGATCTTGCCTCAGCTTCAACATTTTCGAGAATAGCTTTATTGAGGTACCGTTTGACATCTTCGGGTTCAATATTGTTTTTCTCACATACATGTAATATAGCATCCATGTAACTAAGCCTCTTTGTGAAAACTGTGGTCTCTATAAGTTTACTAAACGCTTTCTTGTTCAGAAACTTGTTTTCGTCCTCGGTTTCCTTAGAGACCTCTACTTTTTTGATACTCATCATCCATCTCCTCTGTCCAGACTTGTCCGCCAAGATCAGGGTAATAAAACCCCATTGTTCTTTTGGGAAATCCATCTGGATGGTATGCTAGGGTACGGACTACAGTATTCATGCGACCTTCACGGTGTCGACCATAACGAAAGTCATGGTAGATACCACTCGCAATATACTTCTTAAGATTAGAAAGGTAAACTTCCAGATTAATATATTCCGAACGTTCTTTTCTGTCCTTGGATGTTTTCTTAGCCTTAGTTGATTTCAACTCAGTCTGTATTTCCGTTATCCAACCCTTCACCTTTTTCCAATGTATAGGACTATCCTTATCCACGTCACGAAGATTTTCGTGTACTGACTTAGATCCATCGTGACCCCGAGCTTCACGTGCTTTTGCAAGTCTCTCGACCGCAGCTGCACGTTGTTCTTCTGTCATTGGTTTTCTAGGCATCTTATAGAGTCCAACTTAGGGTTCTACTACTAAACTCTAGGACAGAGTTTAATCTAAACGAACGCCACCCTTCAGCATTCGTATCATAACAACGGACAACCTCACGATTGACCTTTGTCTTTCCATTAGGATCAACTTCCTGTTTTCCAATAACAGACTCTTCTAGAGTACAAGTCATGTCACGGAAATCTCCATTGACCTTCATGAATTTCACGTTAGCACTACCACTCTGTAACGCACGTACAACATCATCATATAATTCAATCATATCAAATCCTCAAAATCTATCGTATTCAGCATCTTCCTCAGATACTTCTTCTTCGTCACCTGAAGTTATGAATTTCAGGAAGTCATCGTTACCATCTAACATGATAATAACCATTTCTATAGAACGAATTAGGTCTTCAATGTTTTGGATGACACCTTCATCCTTATCTTCCTTTTCAACTTCTTCAGCGTAATCCTTACACACATCAAGATAAACTACTCGCATAAACTCACGAGAGATTAACTCAACATCATTACGTGGGTATTGACCCAAATCAATAAGATTATCCATCTTAACTCCATTCTTCACTTTTCATTGTTGCATTGTAAACATCACTGTAATGAGCATTTGCATACACATCTGCATCACTCCATGATATTCGCTCTTTATGATCTTGACGATCAATTCGTATAGCTTCCTTAGTTAACTTGTCCGAACTACGTTGTAATTTCTGACGTTTTTGCACTTTCTTTGCAGCACGTCGAATCATAGCGTATCGTTCTTCTTTACTAATAGTTGCTGTCATACTACTTATCCTCACATTATCCATAATTAAATTTAATGTCGATACCATACCAATCAATAGGAATCTACGTTTATCGACATTATGTTACACATTATAACACAATAAAACAATATTGTCAAGTCTTTTATTTGTAGTCGCCAGTTTTTTTCGCTTCTTTTTTCTTATCAACATGAGTAGAAGGACGATTAAACTTCTCCATGTTCTTAGATACAGGGTTACCAAAGTCCTTTATCGTGTTCTTCCGACCACTACGTTTGGATTGTGAACGTCCCATATTACCTCCTCATACTCGCGTGGTCTTTAGCTTCTTGATCGTTGATAATAGGAACCATATTAGATTTGTGCATAGTACTGATACCTTTAACAAGAGTGCCAGTATAGACTGATCTCTCTTCCTTTGTAGTGTGTATGGTACCACAATCTACTGATTGATATATAGGTGTCGGTCTGCGATAAGGTTCGTTCACCACTTCCATAGGCACAAACTTTGGTTGGGGTTTTTTCTTTGTGGTCCAAGCATTGAAAGATTTCTTCCGACCACTGGGGTAACATCTCATATTTCCGTGTTGCATAATATACATTCCCATTCGAATAATAAGTACATTATACACGCATAAACAATAAAAGTCAAGGTTTAATTTGTATAAATATACGCATGACAGAACAATTATTTGACTTTGGTTTCACACTAGTAAACGAGGAAGAACTTGAGGCGGTGCAGAATGCTTCGTCTAAGTTAGAATCTGTTTCTTCTACTGTGGACGCTACGCAAGATCGATTAGACAAATTGTTTAATGCGATCCAACCTCTTCTCAATAATCTAAAACAGAACCCTGAGAAGGAATATATTTTATGGCCTAATCGATTGAACAAAATCGAAGAGTTTGAAAACTATATCCAAAATATCTATAAGGGAAATTAATAAATGTTTTTCAATACAAAAAACGAAACAATTTTAAGGGAGACTGACGAAAACGGACCAGTCTATCAATATGTTCTAGGACATGAGAAAGAAAAAATGTCACGTGACCTAAATGGTCAGTTAAACGATAACATAAAAAATAATAAACTTTACCTTCGTCACTCCTCTAACAGAGTAAATACAGTAGAAGAAGTTCTGTCAAGATGTCCGATGTATTGTAACTTCCTAAGAACAAAGGATTATAAAAATATTCTTTTTGTTGGACATTTTAATGACGGACAGACATCTTGGTTACTTCCGAGAGACGCTTATAGACATGTAGATCTTATGTCCCCAGAAAGGGCTCATTTAGATCAATTATCAGATCCTAATATAGTTTTACAGTTTATTCCTATGATATGGAAGATGTTCGGATACAAGGGAGATATAAAGGTTTGCAGTCCCTCAGAAAGTCGTCATAGAGGAATAATGCACGCTATGTATAGAAACAACGGTCTAAGAGATTGCACTTTGCAAAGTAACAAACAATATCGTCACGGTATGGATAAGTTTGAGTGGAATGTATCTTTATCTGGAGGACAGGAAAAGTTTGATGCGGTAGTTTTCTTGGGAGTTCCTAAGAATGCCGAAGTTTTCGCAGAGATTGCGGTAAGAGAATGTTTTTCTCCGATATGTACCCCCGACTTCGATTTAGTAGATATGTACTACAATCAGGGGGATTCTGAAAAATTTGTTCTATCCAGAAAGAAAGATAATACAGAATCCCTGACTAGAGTCTTTTCAAACCGTAGCGAATGGGACTCTGATATAAAATCTTCCGGTGGTAGACCAGAAGAGTACATGTTAATGGATCGTATTATCTCAGTATATTAATGCTAAAATAAAAGCGACAACACACCAAATTAGAACGTTTGGTTTATACAGCCAAACGTTCTTAAAG